CAATCAATCCGTTGCAAGTTATTGTGTGAAGTCCTTCAACGTTTATTGTCGATGACGTTGTTTCTGTCGTTACTCCGTTTAATAATGTTTGCATTTTTTAAAAATAGTTTAATTTTTTTGATATTTTCTTCAGTTCTTTTATCTACTTTTCGCATATTAATACGGGTTTTGTAAGTACCATTTTCCACAAACTAACTTTGATTTAATTGGATTCACAATATTGTTTGAATTTGAAACATATTCTGGTAAATGATTTTTACAAAGCCAACGTTCCAAACGTGATTCGTACACTTCCATTTTCATTCGTTGTTGGTTTACAAGATAATCAATTTCAGTTTTTTCAATTGACGTTGAATCCGCTGGATTGTGCTTTGTGATTCCACCATTATTGATTTGATACGCACCAAAAAGCAAATATTCCATTGCCGATCCGTGAATGATATAAGGAACTAAATAATTTTCGTATAAAATCAAATAGTCATCAACCAAATCGTCGTTTTCAAAGTCTTCACAAATTTTATTGTATAACGTTTCGCCAAGAACTTCTTCAACTCTAATTCGTTGAAAGTCTGCAATTGCTAAAACATATTTGTCCACGTCAATATTTCCACCCAAAGGGGTGTTTTTTGTAAGTTGATTTTCTTTTAAAAGTATTGTTGTCATCTTATTTTCTATAATTTGGATCTAAACTCCAGTAATTGTTTGACGATTCAGCAACTTGCGCTACTTCAATTGGATTTGTTTCAATTCTTGCACCAGCACGCTCACTTGGTTCCAATTCGTTTATAATTCTTTGCGCTTCATTTACTGAAATTGACTTATTGTTTCTTTTCAAATAAATTTTTCTCATAAAAAAATGTTGGCAATTAACAGATCCTTTGTACAAAAACAAATTATAAGTGTCCGAGCCACCTGGTCCAAATCCTGGATTGATTGCTGGATTTTGACTTGCAAACAAAATGTCTTCTTTTCTGTAAACTTTTTTCGCACTCACCATTTTACGACAAAATTCACGTGAATTGTCGCTTGTTCTTAATGGTGCATATTGATAACGTATTTTAAATAAGTCGTTGTCTTGTTCACTTGTTACATTTGGAAAAGAAGTCGGAACTGAAGCCAATTTTAAAGTTAATTCCGTAATTGCTGGCACGTCTTTTTGTTCGCGTTCGTCAATTATTTCAAAATTTTCCAAGTCTTCATCTTCGCCTAATTCAATTAAACCTTCAGCGATTTGATTTAAAATAATTTCTTCGTCTTCGTTTATTTTATCTTTTGAACAACAAATTTGTTGTGATAATTGTGTAATTGGTGCAACTTGATTTGTGAACATTGCTTGCGCAACTTCCGCTGGTAATGATAAGAATTGAACCAAGAAAACAATCGCTTGTTCTTGTGTCAAAATTCCTTCACCTACTTTTGCAATGATGTCAATTGCACTTGATATTTGCGCACCATTATATGAAACCTTTGAATCTATTACGTCAGTTGCAACCGATTGAACATTGTCTTGTGAAACAATGTCAGACGCTCGAAGTGATATAAATGACAAATCAATTGCGATTTTTTGACTTGCGAAAATTTCCATTAAACCATCAAGAATAATTTCTTGTTTTGGTCTAATAACGTTTATCATTAATTCATTGAATGCAACTTCTAATTCGTCAGCATTTGAAGAAAATCCACTTGATGCACCGACACCAACAATCAAACCCGAAGTCAATTTGTGTGATGTCATAATTTGCTGACGTGATTCAGCACTTAAAAACTGGTATTGTTGATGCGCATCGCTAACTTCAAGCGGTGTGATTGTAATTTCAGAATCTTTGTTGTCGTTCCAATTCAAAAAGAATTTTCCAGCATTACCCGAACCAGTCAAATGATTTTTTATTTGTGCCGTGTTTTGCATTATTTCTTCTTCAGACAATTGCACCCCAGTATTCATATTTATAACGTGTCCGAATGACAATCCGTTTTGAATGTGATTGATACAATAGTTGGCGATTTCGGACTCCATAAAACTATATGGAAGTCCCGAAATATATGAAGGGTTTTTATAGTAAAATTGTCCAACTTGGTAATCTGAAATAATAAAAATTTCACTTCGTTCACCTCGTGTTGGTTCGCCATATCCAAAAGCGTCAAAACGTTCTGGTCTGTATTTGTTTACATTTCTAAAATCATACGAAAAATAATATCCGCTTATTTCCCCGTTTTCGTCTGCAATTTCTGGCGCAATACATTGTTTTGCAATATGATAAATTTTTTGCAATTTATTGTCAAGATATTTCAATTCCAAAGACGCTTCACCAAACATTTCAAAATCTTTACAAACTTTTCGCAAATCTGATTTTGAAAGCATAGACATAACAGACGCCCACGCACTCGCTTTTGAAACTTTGTCTTTTGATGTCAATCCTTTTCCGTAAATAAATTGCGAATAAGAATCAATAATCGCTGAATTTGTTGGCGATCCATTGTAAGCGTCAATAATATCGTAATAAAATTGATTTTTATCACCATTTAAAACCCACTTTTTGCCCGAAACTTCTTTGATTTCTGGTCTTGTGTAATTCGATAATTGAAATATTTGTAAATTGTTATCCATTTTATACTTTTAAAGCGCCTTTTGTTAGTTTGTAATTTTCCAAATCTGTTTGCGATGTCGCATAAGATTTTCCACGATACAACAATTCATTTGAAATTGAATCAAATATTTGTATTTCCGAACTTTCACCCTCAACAAATACCTTTTCAAATTCTAAAACCATATAAGAATTGTACTGAAGTGCTGGAATTTCGAATGTTTCTGTTGTATCTTTTAATTCATTGCGTAATTTTAGCAATACAACTTCCGAATGATTTCTCGGAATGCAACGCAAAGAATGAATTTCGTCTGTCGGATTGAATACTACCATATTAAAAGAACAAATTTTTATTTGTTTGTAACAAAAAAAACGCACTACAAATAAATGTAATGCGTTTTTTCAACAATTAAAATCCGATTTTTATGAAACCACCACGTCAGATACTAATAATTTTAATGCAGTTTTCATTGATGAATCCAAGAAAGGTGAATTGTCTTTTTCTTCAGCATTTATTGTTAAAGAAAATCCTGATAAATCACCAGCGGCACCGCCCGTTTGTTTTACCATATTTGACATAGTACCATTATAAGCACCTACAAGAACAATGTTTCCGTTGTAGTCTTCAACAAAAACGCTTGGTCTTCCAGCACAAATCAATTGTGCTTGTGCTTGTAAATCTGCACCTAATTTTGGCAATGTAATTGCTAATGCTTGTGCAACAAAGAATGTTCCGTTGTCTTCAGAAGAAGTTCCAGTTTCAGTCAATGTGTTTGTTGTTGCTTTTACTTCGTATTTGAAAACTTCGTCTAAAGTTCCCAATGAAGTCAATTGATGTGCTGAAATTACAAATCCGAAATCGTCAGCGGTTCCGTTTGCAAAATAAACCGACTTAATTCCGCCTTTTTGGTCACGGCAATTAAGCAATTTTCCTTTCGATACAAGACACGACATAGTTATATTTTTTTAAGTTATTTAATAAACCGACACTTTTTCAAATGTCGGTTTTTATTTTTTGTGAATTAGTCTTCGTAAGTTAACCAAACGATTTCACTTGGATTGTAATATCCAACACCCGCTGAATAAACAACTTTTCCACGTACTTTTCCAGTTAATAAACCGATTGAATCCTCATCAACTAATGTGAAAGTATTGTAGTCAGCAAGTAAACCAGTACCGAAAACAAGATTTTTTCTTTCGAAAACAGCCACCGTGTTGTCTGGTAATCCGTTCACAACCTCGATTGCATAACGACCAATTGATAAAGCGAAATCTGTATTTCCTAATCCGTTAGTTACTCCAGCAGTTGCTAATTTGAAAGCATACATTTGTGCAACGTCTGGTGAAACCGCAACAACCAATTCTTTACGTCTTAAAGCGTAAGGAACCGCATTCAATGCTGGTTTTAAATAAGCATCTAAAACGTTTGATTCAGATACAATTGCACTTGGATTTGTCAATCCGTTACCACCTTTTATGATGTCAGCGTCAGCAGTCCATAAAGTGATAAATCCGTCAAATTCGTCAGCGTTTGCGTCAGAACCTTGCCAAATGTCTGTTTCTAATTTTTCAGCCATTGCGCCCAAAACTTCCATTTGTAATGCTTCCATTATGTCCGCTGGTGCGTTTGGATTTGATGCACTTGCACCCATAATTCCGTCAGACCAAGTTGCTCGGAAATCTTCTTTGCAAACGTCTAAATCGTTTTTGAATTTTTTAGGTTCTAAAGTGTTTTCGTTTAAAACCATTGCACCCGCTGGTGTGAATCCGCAAGAATATGCAGTCGTTCCGTTTGTGTACTGAATTTTTCTTAATGATAATTTGAAGTTTACGTCTTCAGCAATTGTTACAATTCCTTTTGAAATAGTGTCAATTTCTTTGAATGCTTGACCGATAATTGCACCAGCCGCTTTTCCGTTGTAGTTTGATGTTACCGTTGTAGTTGTAGCCATTTTTTAGTTATTTAAGTTTTTTACGTTTTTTAAAATTCTTTGTTTTTTTGTTAAATTCACTTCAACAACTTGTGTTGTTTCTGGTGTGAATTTTACTGAAGGTGTTACTTCTTTTGAAAGTTTTAATTCTTCAATTTGTTTTGAAAAATCACCTTTGATTGTTTCAATTTCAGTTGCAACTTGTTTTGAAAATTGCATCATCATTTCTTTGATTAAGTTTGTCAAAGTTTCTGTTGCGTCGTCAGACATTGCAACTTCTTCTTCAACAACAACTTCTTCTTCAGCAACAACTTCTTCTTTTACTTTGATTTCAGAAATAATTCCTTCTTCAACAATTACAAGAATTGTGTTGTCTTCAAGTTCGTGTTCACCAATTGGCGCAGGAATTAAATCACCATTTTCTGCAACGATAAAAACCGATTGTCCTGGTTCAAAAGATTCTGCTTCCAAAATTGTAACACCATCAATCAACTTCATTTGTGCCATTTTGATTTCGACTTTTTCAGTCTTATTCAAAACCGCATCAAATCCAGATTTGATTGCATTTGTAATTTGTTCAGTTAAATTCATATTTGTTTGTGTTAAATTGATTTTTTCCAAATCAAACATTCCATCAATTGAAAATCCTTTCACTTGTCCAGTCTTTACGTAATTTGTCCAAATGTCTTCGTTGTCAACTTTCATAGTTGCAAACCAAGTACCAACTGGTTCGTTCATTCCGTATTGAACTGACTTGTCGTGAACGTCGTCTTCTTTGATCCAAGATTCAACAAACGTAACACCTTCAATTTCTTTGTCGTGTTCTAATGATGAATTTTGTTGATACGACATTTTGAAAAAGTTTTCCATCGATTTGCGAATCGTTTCTTTTGAAAACTTTATAAAAAATTCGTGTCCATTTTGATTTCTGTAAATTTCCAAATCTGGAACTAATACCGCACCAAGTAAAAGTCTTTTTTCTGAATCAATAGTTGATAATGAAATTTTCTTTTGTTTATTTAATGCAATAAAATTTGACTCAATTGCTGGTGTTTCTACTAAAGAAATACCAAAAACTCCGTCTGTCTGTCCTTCGTTGAAAATTACTTCGAATGTTTCCATATAATATATAATTAAAATTTGTTATTTTGTTATAAACTTTTTATCCAAGTGATGCGTTTTGAATGATATTTCGATTCATTGATTGCGCAGTTGTTACGTCGTTAGCAACCACATACGCTTGAACTGGATTTTGTGCCATTGCACTTCCTAAACTTGACGCAAGTTGATTTGTACCAGCGTTTCCGACAACGTTAAATTGTGGCGCTGAAGTTGCACCAGCAGTCGCACTTGATGAAATCGAAGGCGCTGAACCACCGCCCCCGCCTGGAACTTTTACAGATAAAATCGACTTAACGTTTTTAATACCAGACGCAATTGCAAGTCCAGCATTTACGGGCGCAAGAAATGGTCCAACATAAGGAATTCCGATTGT